CTTATGCGAAAGATACGTTTGATACAGACACTCTTGCCAAGTAGTCAGCCGCATTACCAAGAGATGATGCAGTGTTGTTTAACTCTACATAACCATATCTTGTCATGAAACTCACAACTGGTTCGAATGAAGTTGGATCAAGTACAACACCTGAAGACATTAGCGGGATGTATGGGCAATAGAATGCCGCCGCATCTGATTCTGATGTTCCTTTGTAACCAACAAGTACGTCTGTTGTATCTGAAGCATATGCATCAACATATACTTTCATTGCACCATTTAAAGTACCTACTAATTTAGTATTAGTTGGTGCTTCGAACGTACCTTCAGTTGTTCTTGCGAACGCTGAAGTTGTTGCAGACTGAAGAACTGTTAACGTATGCGGTGATACCACTGCAAAGTTACCAGCACCACGTCTTGTACGTTGTGCAATTTTGTTAGCCGCTCTGTTGATCATAACAGCAAGTGCCGCGTGTTCGTCACCGACGAATGTTGCAGTACCTGATACAGCATTTTGATCATACTGTACGTCTGATTCAGCAGTACCAGCAAGGTTTCTTAAAGAAGCAAGAACTTCTTGGTCGATTTCAGCAGTAATTTCTTGTGCTAAAGCCGCCATAATTTCTGCCTCAACATCGATACCTTGTTGTGCTTGTGCGTCTTGTGCAGATTCAAAAGTCCAACGAGCACTTAACTTACGTGTCTTCGCTTCGACTGTTTGTTTCAAGATCTGGATTGACATACGCTTTCCTGCTGTACCTTCTAAGGTTGCAGTAGCATCTGCTTTATCTGTAGATCCTGCTCCTGAGTAACCAACACCAATTTGGAATGGTGAAAGTGCCTCTTCGCCTGCTGTTACGTCATCGAACGTGTCCGCATAACGTACTCTTAATGTGTGGATTTGACCCACTGGTCCTGTCATAGGTTGAACGCCAACGATCTCGTTAGCGATAACTGTAGGCATAACCCTTCTAATTACCGGTAGGATAACTCTGTTTAAAGTTGCAACGTTACCTGCTGAAGTAGCACCTGCTGTTGCTGTCTCTGCCAAATACTTTTTAGTATTCTCCAAAGTAGCAGACATCACAGATTTCTTCGTGCCTTGTAGGCCTTCAAGTAATGCGCTCTTAGTTTCCTGCCATCTACTTTCTAATAGTTCTGACATTATTTTCTCCTTATTTTAATCCTGCAAGTCTTCTAATATCTACGACATTATCTGTTGCAGAATTACTTGCGCCATTTCTAACGTTAGATTCTTCTTTATTGCCTGTTACTTCAGTTGCCTCAGTGAGCGTTGCCTTCTTCTTTTCCGGAGTATTACCATCAATTACAGAAGGTAGATACTTGTCAAACTGTTTTTGGATATTAGCAGTTTGAACAGACTCCAGTAAGTCTATCATAATCTCTTTCTGATCTTTGCTCAATGGAGCAGTTAGTTCAGAAATGATATCTTTTCTTTTTGCAGAATCAACAGCAGTTTTAATTTCTGCTTCTTTTGATTCAATTAATTTCGCTTTTTCGTCTGCGATTTTCTTAGTCTCTGCAAGTTGTTTGTCTTTTAACTCAACTACTTTCATCAATTTTGCAGTTTCAGATTTCTCATTTAAGTAAGAATGCTGATATTCATCTGCGAATGTTTCGAATAGTTTACGTCCAAAGTCATTTTTACGTGCCGCATCAATATCTTCTTTAAGAGAAGTAATCTCTTTAGAAAGTGTTTTTGCAACAGTGTTTTCTACAACTTTTGCGCCTTTCTTAATGAAAGACTCTTTAACAGTATCAAAGTGTTTTTTCGCTTCGCGAATTAGTCGAACTTTTGTTTCTGCAAGATCTTTTTTATCTTCATGAAACTCTGCAATTTCTTTTGCTAAAGCCTCTACAACAAATTCCTCAAGTTTGCCAAATTTCTCTGACATCACTTTTTGGTCTTCGTGTAGTTCAGAAACTTCCTTGCCGAGTTGTGCAACAACAAAGTTTTTAAGTAGGTCAGCGTTTTCACGCATTGCTACATGGTACTTTGCTCTTGCTTCTGCAAGTTTGGAACGATCGTCTGCAAACTCTGCAATCTCTTCACTTAATTTGTCATCAAGCATTTTTTCCACGGCTTCAACCATTACAGTCTTATCATGTTCATACTTTTGTGCAAATTCTTCGCGAAGTTCTGCTGTGGCTTGCATTTTGTTCTCTTGAACTTTATTGTTCCACGCTTCTTCAATGTCGGCTTTAATTTCTTCCGAAATAGCATTGTTCTCAAAGAGTGATTTCAGTGCTTCCAACATCTTGTTCTCCTTATTTCAATCCTTGTATAATATTAACAAGTGATTCTTTCAAATACTTTTGTGCCTTTGCGTCGCCTTGAACTTCGCGAGCCATATTAAATGCCTGCATACCGCCTTGGGTATTCATCAAATGCTCGTAAATTGGTGTTGGATATGCACCAGGAGCAGATGGTTGAGCAACAATATCAACTGTGATAATTTCGAAATCACTCACATTGTTGTCCTCGTTTACGTTTCCACTACCACGTGATGAGACGCCCAGTTTAACTCCGCTTTCCAGCATTGTTTTAACCAGTTGTCCCATCGGTGTTGGTAATATTTTCATCTTGCCATAACCGTTAGGTCCATCCATCCACATTTCTTTCATCATGTGGGACACACGGTCAAGGTTAATGTTGAGTCCTTCTGGGTGATCTACTTCGCCGAGTACTGAATATCCACCGCTTATCTGATCGTTAAGAGTGTTGACAGCCCTACTGATTTCACTAACAGGATACACACGCTGGTTTGCATTGCGTACACCCCCTTGGATACAAATACCTTTTAAATGAAGGTCTTTGCCGTCTTCAGTAGATTCCAGAACGATCTTCGCCTGGTCGAATGTCAAGTTCTCACGTAATAAGTTAATCACTTAATAATCCTCAACTATTACGAACCAATGATGCTTTTACCATCGGCTCCAGTTTCGCCTGCGCCTTTTTTCTCTGCGCCATGGCCTTTAGCGTTTGACATTGACTTAGAAGCCTTTCCGCCTGGTACGTTTACGTTCCCTGCGTTTTCTTCTTTAGGAGCACTTGCACCAGTTCCGCCTTTTTCTTCTGCTGAACCTTTAGCAATATTTGCTGTTGTGCCACCCATGTCATTTTTGCCAGCAACTGGTGATTTCGCTTTGTTATCTTCGCCTTTTGGCTCAGCAACTTTTTCTACGTACTCACGCATTTGCTCTGTCTGAGACTTTGTACCTTCAAATGCTGGTACTTCGTCTACGCTAAGTTCGGAAGCAGGCTCAAATGCCTCGTCTTCCTTCTCTTCGTCACCCATGTCGTCCATTGGTGCTTCTGAGTCTTCTTCACCATCGTCGTCGCCTTCTTCCTTATCGCCCATCATTTTTTCAAATTCTGCTTTAAGGTCGTCTAATGCGTCTTCAAGGTCTACAACACGATCTTCGATTTCTTCGTCGCCTTCTGGCTTGTCTTCGCCTTCTGCGTCATCTTCGATGTCAGCCATCATATCGTCTGCTGGATCACCGCCCATGTCATCATCACCTTCTGGTGTTAATTCTGTTGGAATTTCTTCAGCAACTTCTTCGTCTGATGCTTCGTCAACTTCTTCGTCTTTTGACTCGTCAGTTTTTTCATCTTCATCTGTTGCTTCGTTAGTAGCGTCATCATCTTCTTCTTTAGATGCTTCGTCTACTTTATCTTCTTCCTTGTCATCTTCTTTAGATGCTTCGTCTACTTCTTCGTCCTTGTCAGACTCTTTAACATCTAAGTCTTCCATGTCATCTTCAAGTAGATTTTCATAAATTGTTCTTGATTTTTCAACTACGATCTCGTGGAACAGTTCTTCTGCACCTTTGCGATCTTCGTTAACCAATTTTTCGAGCATTTCCTCGAATTTGTTACGATCTGCCATTTTGGTACCTCCTGTAATGTTTTATATATGGTAAGGCTGTCAATAATATTTACATATAATTGGAAATATACGTGGAAAACAGGCTCAAAACGCAGGATTTTGAAACCCGAATGTGATTAGTTGAAGTTCTTTTTGAATTCTTCAACTGTAATATGTGATAGGTTTGAGAATTTTTGTAAACTTTTAGGTACGAAAATG